ATGCAAACAATTCTTGAAATTCTTCTCGTCAACACGAAGTCGGGCAATGCGAAAAAAAGCGGCCTGCCCTACTCGATCAGCGAAGCCCATTGCGTGCTGCGCGATGAAACCGGCAAGGCGGGCGCCGTCGGTGTGCTCACAGTGCCAAAGGGGCTGGAAGCGGCTGCGGTGCCCGGCATCTATACGGCGTCCTTCGCCATGGAGGCGCCCACGTACGGGGAAATGCAGGGCAAAGTGATTGCGGTCCTTAAGGGGCTGGTGCCGGTGCCTGCGTCGGCATTTCGTGGTGGGTTGCCTCATACCCTCGCCGCAGCTGGTGTGAAGTCGTAATGCTGCGCTGGCTCGTTGCTCTCGGCGTTGCGCTGCTGCTCGCCTTCCTTGGCGGGCCTGTCTTTGCCCAGACAGTCAATCAATCGGTTTGTAACGGTGCTTGCACGCTGACTTTCGATCTCTCTGCTCTGGATGTTTTGAATATTGACCCTGCTGGCGGGGCATTGATCGCGGGTTCCATCCTCGCGGTGTGGGCTGTGGGTTACGGCTTTCGGGTCGTGCTGCGGGCCATGAATATCGATGGCGTTTCTCCAACCTCTGAAAGTGAAAAATGAAAGCTCTGAAAATGCTCTGGGCCGCTGTGTCCATGTTCCTGATCGGCCTGTTCACGGCTGCCCCTGCGCTGGCGGCGGCGATTGATGTGTCGGCGGTTGTGACCGATATCGGGGCGCAAGCGGCCCCCATTGGTCTGGTCGGCGCGGCGGTGCTGCTGATCTATCTGGCGGTCAAAGCGTTCCATTGGGTTCGCCGCGCCATGGCCTAAACGGGCTGGTCCTGCGCTTCGGTGCGGGGCCTTTTCAAAGCGCCATTCTCTGGCGTTTCGCAAAGGTAAATCATGGGTCTGCTCGTCATCATTGCTGTCTTGGGGGCAGCGTGGCTTATTTTCACAGCGTAGTTTTTTTGGCGTTGTTGTTGGTCGCTCCGTTTGCGCAGGCGACAACTATGTATCGCATCAACAATGTTGCGGTCACAAACACGTACACGACGGCGGCGGCGGCATGCAATATGACCGATGTACAGACGGCAGCAACGCAGGAAAGTACCCCACCATCCCACGTGTACACGGTGACATCGGTATCTTACGTTTCACCCGCGACCTGCAGTGAGGTGTACACGGACACAAAAAACGGCGTGGATTATCCGGGCATTACGGGCTCTGAGGGGATCATTTCGGTGACGGTGTCGTGCACGGCGGGTGATTCGTTCTCGTTTTCAAAGCCAATGGAGTGGGTGCCGGTCGGCAGTGCTTCATATCTGGCGCCACCTACGTCGTTTTGTGTCTCAGTTGGGGGTGTGGGCTGCAATGTGCCAATGAATACTGGTGGGTATAGCGGTTTGGGATTCGGCAGTGGCGCTCCGGTCAATGGCAGCGTGTTGTGGATGTACCAGAGTGGCGGGGTGACCGACGGGGCTACGTGTACCTATGTTGCTCCGTCTGCTTCCCCTGCACCTCCTGCGTGTGCTGGGTCGGCGGGCATGATCAATGGTGTGTCGGTCTGTATCCCAACTGAGTCAGCTGCGGATAAGGCGGCGCGTGCTGCGTCAGCGGCGGCAATGGCGGCGCAGGCGGCTACGGCGGCGGCAAAAGCGGGGGGTGCTTCGGACGCGGTGGCGGCTGCGGCTGGTGCGGCGGCTGGTGCAGCTGCGTCGGCGTATGTGTACGGGGGTGGCGGTGGCGGTGCGGCGGCGGCTGCTTCGGCTGGGGCGGCGGCTGGGGCATCAACAGCGGGTGGCGGGACTGGTGCGGCCGGGGCGGGGGTAGGGGCTGCTGCGGGTGCAGGGACGGCGGCGGCGGCGGCCGCGGCGGCTGCTGGCAAGGATTCGGCTGCTCAGTCTGCGGCATCGATGGCGGCATCGGCGGCGGCGGGTGCTGCTGCAGCGAATGGGTCAACGGCGGCGGCGGCGGCGGCGGCGGGTGCGGCGGCGGGTGCTGCTGCTGCGAACGGTGCGTCAGCGGGGGATGCGGCGGCGGCTGGTGCTGCGGGCGCTGCTGGCCAGAATGGGCGTGATGGGACAAACGGGTCTAACGCGGCTTCGCCGGCAGGACCGGGCGCGCCCGGCGCACCTGGCGCACCTGGGCCCGCTGCACCTAATCCGGTTGATGATTTTTGCAAAAACAATCCCACTGCTTCGATCTGTAAAAAGGCGTTCGATTCAACGTTTTCTGGCTCGTGTGGCTCGGCTCCTGCTTGCTCGGGGGATGCGGTGCAATGTGCTGTAGCGGCTGCAACGTTCAAGACTGAGTGCGACCTTTCGGCGCCTACACCGGAATCGGCGGTTTATGACACGGCAAAGACGGCAACGGGCGATCAGACTAATTCACTTCCTGGCAATAGGACGTTTCTGGTGTCCTCGTCAAGCTTTTCATCGACCGAATTGTTAGGGGCGGCTACGGGCATGACTGATCGAACGGTCACGGTAATGGGTACGGCAGTAACGCTGCCGTTTTCAAGTGTCAATGTATGGCTTGCGCGCTTGGGTGCACTGTTCATGGCAGTGACGTTTCTTCTTTGCATTCGGATCGTTACGAGGGGTTAACTATGTGGTGGTCTGCGCTGCTGGGTGGGTTGATAAACATTGCCGGGACACTGGCAGGAAAGGTTTTGATTGGCCTGGGCATTTCTGTTGTCACATATCAGGGCGTGTCAATGACAACGGACTGGTTACAGACACAAGCAATCAACAACATCACGTCGTTGCCACCGGAGGTTATCGGGATGCTGGCGATGATGAAAGTTGGGACATGCATTGCGATGGTGTCGGCGGCAATTGCGACCAGGTTAGGGCTGGAAGGCCTGTTAAGTGACACGGTTAAGCATTGGGTGGGGATGTAATGACCCTGCCAATTAGTCGCCCACTCTCGGTGTACAGGTGCATTTCTGTCGGGATGCGGCTTTGCTTGGCATACAGGCAAAAGCCCTCCCCTTTGTACAGGTGCAACGTTTTCGCACCTCTCTCACATACAGGTGCAGCATGATTTTTCTTAGGACGGGTGCAAATGGCAGCGGCAAGACGCTGCTCACATTGCGGGATGTTCGTGCACTGTCGCTGAAGGAAAGCAGGGCGGTGTATTACAACGGCCGTTTTGACATGATCGCGGATTTCGGCTGGCACAAGATTGATGCAAAGGATTGGCAACAAGCCCCGGACGGGGCTATCTTTTTGTTTGACGAGTGCCACAACGATTTTCCTGTCCGGAAAGGGGATCCTCCGGAGTACGTGAAGATGTTGGCCGAACATCGGCGGCGCGGATTTGATTTCTTTTTGATCACGCAACACCCGTTGAATATCGACGCATTCGTGCGGCGTCTGATTGGTGCGCCTGGCTGGCACCAGCATTTGAAGCGTGTGTCGGGTGCACCGTTGGTGTCTGTGCTTGAGTGGGCTTCGGTGAATGACGTTTGCCAAAAGGCGGGGTCTGGTGCGTCTGGTTCCACGGTCATGGTGCCGTTTCCAAAAGAGGTTTTCACGTGGTATCAATCAACCTCACTCGATACGGCGAGGGTCAAAGTGCCTTTCCAGGTGAAGGTGCTGTTGGCTTGCTTGGTGCTCGTGCCTGTGGTCATCTATTTCGCGGTGACGAGTTTTAAGGCGCAACAAGCGTCTCGCTTCAAGGCTGCGTCTACCCCCTCGGTGTTGGCTGTCGGGCGTCCTGCAGGCGGTTCTGGTGCGTCGGGTGGGCATGTTCTGACGGTGCCAGAGTTCCTAGCCTCTTATCAGGCTCGGGTCGAGGGGTTGCCACAGACTGCACCACGGTATGACGACCTGACAAAACCCACGGTTGCGCCGTTTCCTGCTGCCTGCATTAAGCGGGGTACGCAGTGCAAGTGCTTTACGCAGCAGGGGACAAAGCTCACAACTGCGCCGGCGCTGTGTCTCCAGATCGTGGCTCAGGGCTGGTTCATGGATTGGGAGCTGTCCACCACGGCGGGCGGTGCTCCTGGTGCGTTGGGTGGAGCGCATCGGGTCGGCAATACCCCTAGCCAGGTGCAAGGTTATTCCGGTGGTGCTCCGGTTGGCTTGCCTGAGTTGCCTCTGCCGGTCCAGACTGCGGCTGCGGATGTTGAGCTGATTCGTGCGGCCCATGCGCTGCGTCGTAGTGCCGTCCCTTTACTGGGGACGGCAACGGGGGCCTCGAAGTGACGGGGTGTCAGAGCATGGCGGTGCAGGCGGCGCGTACGGTGCGGGCCAGCGCATGAGCCCGAGCTTTTATTGCTTTCCACCAGTCGGGCGCGATTACCTTGCGGATCGTGACGGTAGCGGTTTTCATGATCCAGGTCCAAACGGCTTTGCGCTGGTGTTCGCATGTGCCGACAACCCCCGCGAGGTCGAGCTCCATCTGACGCAGCATGGCGTCGGGGTGCTTGCGGAGGTTGGCGGCGATCATGGGATTACTGGCAGTAGTCGTCGTACATGCGGCGGAGCAGGTCGTGCGATACGTCGAATTTGGTGGCTGCTTTTGCGCATGCATCGGGGAATTCCCATCCTTGTTCGATCAGGGACAGCAGATAGTCAAAGGCTTTGGTCATGTGAGGTTTCCTGGTTGTTGAAGGCGATACCTTCAGCAATGCTTCCTCGCTCCCTCGCTGGCGAGGGCGGGGGGAGTGGCTGTAGGTTCACAAAAGAAAAATCCGGCCAGTGCCGGAACCCCGCAAAAAAGACACCCCCGTTACGCCCCTCGCCTGCGGATGGGGTTAACGGGGGTGGCTGCGGGGTTCGGCGCTGGGCGGATTTTTCAGGTGCTAGGCACTCGATCAGCGGCGGCTATGCCATAGCGAAGCGGCAAGGGTACCGGCTGGCATTGGCGCTGCCGAGTGCCGGCCACGTAGTCAGCTACATGCGGGCGGTGGGTTCCTGGGTTTTTGCTGTGGCCGTGCCCGGCGCTGCAATCGCAAGCGGAGCGCGATGCAGCGCGGGCGCAGCCCGCGCTAATTTATTAAAGGAACACATCTGGACATGACTACTAAATTGACTCGGGATATGGGGGATGCGTTGCATCTGATGCGCCGGGGGTTGAGTCCTTTTTGCGGTGTTCATGGTCGGTCGAGGCTTGGTCGTGGTGGGACTATGGCTGGGCTTGTGCGTCGTGGTCTTGTGGCGCGCTCGGGTGGTGGGTATAGGTTGACGGATAGCGGGCGGGGTGTCTCGCTGTCGTAGGGAAAAGAAAGCCCCGGCGATGCATCAAACATCCCGGGGCCGGATCAGAGCAACAAAACGGGGGCTGCTCCAATGGAAGCGATTATCTGGCACAAGGGTATGGCCTGCAAGCGGGTCGAGCATGGTTGGAATGTTCGGCTGTGGCATTCCAAGGCGTCTCACCAGCGTGAGCTGCTGATCTATTCGCGGGTGATCTTCCTGCCTCTTGAGGGCGATGCAGAGCAGGGGCCGTGCCCTTGGGTTGCCGCTGATGCGTTTGACGGCGTGGATGTCGATCTGGAGGCTTTGGAGGCGAAGGCGGAGCGGTCGGTACTGAAGGCGGCGGCTCGGGCGCGGCGAAACTGTCGGCACAAGATCAAACATGCGTCGTTCACGCAAATGCTCACCCTCACCTACCGGGAAAACATGGCCGATCTTTCGAGGATGCGAACAGATTTCCATGCCTGGATGCGCATCATGCGTCGGCTGATTCCGGGTTTTCGGGCGGTCTACGGTTTCGAGCGTCAGGGGCGTGGCGCGTGGCATGTGCACATTGCCTGTGATCGGTTGCCCTTCCTGATGCAATACAAGGGCTGCAAAGTCCAGTCTTGGAAAGTCGGCACGGCGGTCTGGCGTTCGGTGGTCCCAGCTGGTGGGATGTGCTTCGTTGGCGGTCGCAAGGGGCGTTTGAATCGGGGTGCTTCGTCGGGGAAGATCGCGGCCTACATCGCGGGCTATCTCACAAAGGACAATGCGGCCGGCGAGAGTGGGCGGCGCATGTGGGACTCAACGCAGGGGTTGACTGCTCCACCTTGTGTCACTATGGAGCTTCCACCGATGGATATTGGTGACGCTGTGGGCCTTGCGTTTGAGCTTCACAGCGGGGAGCGGGTGTTAAAGCATCTGATTTGCAAGAGCGGCGACATGTGGTTGCTGCACACTGAACGTGATTCCTGACCGGGTATGCTGTCAAGAAAATAGCAGGGGCGGCATGTTGTTGGGGTATGCACGTGTTTCTACAAATTTGCAGGAGACGCATTTACAGCTTGACGCATTGAAGGCGGCTGGCGTTGTGCGTATCTTTGCCGAGAAAACTAGCTCAGTAGGTCAGCGGCCGCAACTGCGGGCGGCACTTCAAAGCTTGTGCGCTGGCGACGTGTTGACGGTGTACAAGCTCGATCGCGTAGCGCGAAGCCTCAAGGATTTATTGGACATCCTTGAGGCTGTGCACCAGGCCGGCGCGAAGTTTCGAAGTCTGACAGAGCCGATTGATACAACCTCGGCCGTGGGCGAATTCATTGTCCAGATACTTGGCGCTGTGGGGCAGTTTGAGCGTGCGTTGATTCGGGAGCGCTCGATTGCTGGCCAGGTGGCTGCGTACAAGCGGGGTACGCGGTGGGGCGGTCAGCGTCGGGTGTTGGGCGATGACGACGCGGGTGAGCTGGCCAGGCTGCGGCGGGAGTTCGCGGGGCTGTTCACGATTGCGATGCTGGCGGATATTTTCGGGTGCAGTGAGGCCACGGTGTGGCGCTACATCTGGATTGCTGACCGGCCAGGGGCGGCGAAGCTCAGGCGTTTGCCAGTGCTCGGGCAGTACGTGAACGGCCGGTAAACCACTTCACCATTGAAGTAAAGTGCCATGGTGTCCGATTCTCGCCCCTGATTCATGGAAATCCTGCTGATCGCGCTGCTGACGGTGCTGAACGCGGTTTTTGCCATGTCGGAGATGGCGCTGGCGTCGAGCCGCAAGGCACGGCTGACCACGATGGCCGAGGCGGGAGACGCCGGCGCACTGTCCGCGCTCAGGCTGCTGGAGCAGCCGACACGCTTCCTGTCCACGGTGCAGGTGGGCATCACGTCCATTGGGGTGCTGAACGGCATCATCGGCGAGGCCGCATTCAGCAACGAGCTGGCGCACTGGCTGCAGGGCCTCGGGGTCGGGGTTCGCACGTCCTCGTTCGCGGCCACAGGGGTCGTCGTGGCCTTGATCACCTACGTCACCATCATCTTCGGCGAGCTGGTGCCCAAGCGGATCGGCCAGCTCTATCCGGAACCGGTTTCGCGCCTGCTGGCACGGCCCATGACATGGCTGGCACGGGCGGCCGGGCCGTTTGTCAAACTGTTGTCGGCATCGACAGTGGCGGTCCTGAGGCTTCTGCCCGTCGACATGACGCGGGTGCGTGGCATGACCGAGGAGGAGATCGCGCACAGCCTGGAGGAGGGTGTGGACGCGGGCGTCATCGAGCAGCAGGAGCACCAGATGGTGCAAAACGTGTTCCATCTGGACGACCGGCCGCTGACATCCATGATGGTGCCGCGTTCCGACATCCAGTGGCTGGACGCCGGCCTCACGATCGGCGAGTGCCTGCGCCAGGTGGGCCGCGAGGGTGCGCATTCCTGGTATCCGGTGTGCCGCGGTTCGCTGGACGACGTGCTGGGTGTGGTCAGCGTGGCGCGGCTGCTGGCGCTCGGGCCCGAAGACCCGTCCACCGTCGAGTCGCAGGCGCTGCCTGCGCTGTTCGTGCCCGAGACGCTGTCGGGCATGGAACTGCTCGAGCAGTTCCGCCAGGAGTCGGGGCGCATCGTGTTCGTGGTCGACGAATACGGCGTGGTGCAGGGCCTGATGACGCCGCACGATCTGCTCGAAGCCATCACTGGCGAATTGCAGCCGGGAGCGCAGGCGGACGCCTGGGCGACGCTGCGCGAAGACGGCACCTGGCTGCTCGATGGCCTGATGCCGATCTCCGAACTCAAGGCGCGGCTGGACATCCGCGACCTGCCCGAGGAGGAGCGCGGCCGCTACAACACGGTGGCAGGCCTGCTGATGTCGGTGTCGGGCACCCTGCCCGCCGTGGGCGAGCGCATCGAATGCGGGGACTGGCTGTTCGAGGTGGTCGATCTCGATGGCAAGCGCATCGACAAGGTCCTGGCCGTGCAACATCCGCAGCCGGGCGCGGCTGCGCAGGAACGGCAAGCCGCCTGA